AATTGATAACTTGAATTTAAAGCTGTAGCTGTAGCATCAACAGTAATTCTATCTGTTAATATTCCACCTGCTGTACTTTCATCACCTGCATATATTGTAGTTGTTTGCCAACCAGCAGATTCAGTTCCTTTATAAAAGATAGCAGAACCATGATCCATAATAAGAGCATCATCACCATCTGATTGCAAACTATCATAAGCTGTGTAAGTTAAATCAGTACCAGTAACTTTTAATTGATTTTTAGTATCATAACCAACAGCTAAAATCTTAGCACTACCAGTTCCTGAAAGACCAAATAAATCATCTAATGGGTCTCCATCTAAAAGAATAGTGCTAGCATCAAGAGTACCTGTTACTGTTGCTCCTGTAACATTTAAAGATGTGGCTGTTAAGTTGCCTGAAATAGTAGCACCAGTTGCAGTCATAACTCCTGCTGAAGATACAGTAAATGCACCTGAACCTAAATTGATTGATGATGAAGAACCATTAATAGTGATACCTGAATTATTAATAGTTACATCACCACCACTTACAGTTACATTAGCTGCGTTTAAAGTACCTGTATCTATATCATTAGCACTAATAGAACCAAACACACCTGATGCTGAAGTAAGCGTTCCTGCTTCAATTCTATCTGCATTGATATCACCTGCTATTATTTTTGCACCTGCGATAGTTCCGTCTACAACTAAATCACCAGTTTGGAAATTTGTTATTTCTACAAAAGAACCACCACTTCCTGAAGTACCTGAATATTTATAGGCTTTTGATACTTTAGGTGAAGCACTGGTATTAACCATAATTAAGATATCATCTTCTATAGGCAATCTTCCATGTGCTGTATTAAAAGCTGAATCTGATAATGCTGTAGTCGTTGAACCTTCTACATGAAAATAACCTGAAAATATTGCCTCAATATCAGTTGCTTCTACTTTAGTAAATGAACCACTGTCTTGATTTGATGCACTAGATTCTTTATCAAAGAAACTTACAGCTTTAACTTTAAAGTAATAGGTAGTACCTGCTACCAATCCATCATCAATACCAAAAGAAACTTTTTGAGAAACACTTGGCACACCTGCAATCGTTCTTCTAAGATTTGTACTGTCATTAGGAGTAAAACCACTAGAAGTATCATAATATATTTTTATATCTCTTAAATCACTATTACTAGGGTTAGTCCATGACAATCCTATACTTAAAGGTTTACCTGTCGTTGCTGATAATGATGTTGGTGCAGATGGTGTTGTTATACCTGAATCTGAATTAGTATTTATTGTTACTTCACTTGTTACAGCACTAAATACGTTATTTGCTGAAAAATGTCTAGCTACTATGTAATAAGTTGAATTAGGTTTGACATTAGGAATAATCTCCTTTGTTTTACCTTTACCTGCTATAGCTGAACTTATGTATGTACCTGAAGCAGTACCATATAAGATTTCAGTTCCTTGTATTAAATCATCTGTATTGTTTGTCCATTGAACTTGTAAATCATAACCAGTGTTAACTAAAGTTGCTGATACTGATAAACCTGTTGGTGCAGTTACTGTAAAACTACCTGTAGAAACGCTTGAGCCTTCGTCTATTGGGTTTGTATAACTACTTGAAGCAAAACTATATACAGAAGAATCAATCTCTTTAAGGGCGAGTCTCGTTGCTAAGATTGGAACATCATCTGTATCTATAACTTCTAAATTTGTGCTTAAAACTTCAAAAGTTTTGTTGGTGTATCCTAGCCTTGAGTTAGTTAGGTAAACCCAGTCAAAGGGTTGCAGTTGCATAAAAGCAATATTACATAAAACAGATAAACTAACTTCTTGTCTTGAATGTAACAAAGCAGTTCTTTGTAATCTTTGTGCCATTGTAGTTGTATCAGTAAATGGCAACTGTAATTCTAAAGTTTTTCTGTAATTGACTTGTGATTCTCCACTTGGGGTATCTGCACTTAGTAATGTGGTATCTGTATAAACTGGCGAATCAGTAGCAACATAATTATTATTAGCATCAACATAAACAGCTTTGACAGTATTAAAAGTTTCACCACCTGTATTTTTTGTTGCTACGGAAATAGGTGCTAACAAGTTATCATCTGTTATTGTCATATCAGGTGTTACTGAAGCACCTGCAAACATTACAAATTTTCCATTAATATATGAAATCTTACCTGCACAAGAACTAAGCAGTCCTTCAAGAACGCCAGTTCCATCGGCTGACATATTAGTAATACCATTAGCTTTGTATAAATCTTCATTAAATGTAAGCGTTACACCATCAGAAATTGTTTGAGCAGAGGATAAAGTGATTACATTACCGATTCTTGATATAACAGTTGGTGAACCTGATATTCCTGTTCCTGTAACTGTTTGACCTATATCTATAAGTGTATTTGTTGATGCATAATCTATTGTGACTATTGTTGAGCTTGATACAGAACCATTGACTGTAGCTGTTGTTATTGCACCTGCTGCATTTTCACAAGTATTAGCTGCTGAAGCAAAACCACCTAAAGCTGTTGTATCTAATACTTCATCTGAAGTAGCTTTTAATCCATAAGTAGTATCAGTTATATAATCTCTAACACAAAGAGCAGGATTATCTGACCAAGCTGTAGTTGACGTTCTTGGGTCATAAACTTTTTTACCTTTTATAACAAAAGCCATAGGTGGAATACCACCACCAAAGGCTTCAGAATCAAATACCATTTCTATAAGCATATAAGCCATGCCTATAAATTTATCTGAAGAACCTAAAGATGTATTACTTGTTATTGTGCTGTCTGCTGTCGTTTGTGAACCATCTTTAAATTTGTATCTAAGTAATGAATTACTTACACCAAATTTATTTTCATTTTCACTATTAGTAAATCTGCTATTTGTTGCATATTGAAAACCGCCACTTGATGTAGTTGTTAATTTTGTGTCATTAATTAATACTTCTTCTAAACTTTCTACTTCATGTCCTGCAAGAACAACAATCATAGATAGCTTATAGTTATCTGTACCTGAAGTTTCTATGTGGGTTATTGTTCCACCAACTCTAGCTTTACCATAAATAATTTGTCTAGGTGCTGCTGATGTTCTTGATGCTACTTTAGTTCCAAAGTTTTCAGCAGTTGCATTTGTACCTTTTGACATTAAACCGCCAATAAGTGTTGAAGTTGCTGATAATGCTGCTAATGATAAAGTGCTAACACCACCTAAAAATGCACCTGCTGCACTAAATGAACCTAAAGCAAATAGACCTGCACCTTGAAAAACAAAAGCGAGTCCTGTTGTAATTGCAAAAGTAATTACAAAGACTTTAACTGCTGCTTTGACTGCCTTACCCATTAGGTATTCTCCATACAGAAATAATATCTACATTTTGTTTAGCTACTACCATATCGTCTGTAGGTGTTAAAACCTTAACACCATCTGATATACCAACTAATTCTGATTCTTCTTTATAAACCACTAAATCACCTTTTTGCATAAATGCTTTGTCTATTTTTTGTACACCTTTTGCTTTACAAGCCTTTTCAATACTTTTAGCAAGAGTTTTACCATATTCTTTTATTGATTTCATAGCTTCTGCTTCGTTTTTCCATTTAAGTTGTTTTGGTATCAAATCTTCACCTGTCATAGCTTTTATACAAGCATTAGAAAACTTACAACAATCCCACGAACCCCATTTAAAACCTTTAAACCTGTTTTTGGTTATAAACTGGTCAAATTCTATACTCCAATCTGCTTTCTTTATCATTGTTCTTTTGCAACACTTCTACTATCACGTACACCGCCTGAACCATATCCTCCACCACCAGTAGCACGACCTGTATTAGAAGATGACCTACCCCATATAATTTCTTTATCTTGTAAAGACTGAACTCTGTTAAAACAAGTATCAGTAGAATCTATAAATTGTTGTGATTCTTTTGTGTATCTTAGGTTTGATGGTCTTTCTAAATCTATTAATCTATTTTCAGCATCTACAGTTATTGTAGAGCCATTAGGGTCATCATTTATCACCATTGATTGCATACGACCTTTAAATAAAGTCATAGTGCCTACAGTGGTGTCTGTTCCCCCTGAGAGGTATCCTAGATAAACAGTTATAAATCTATTTTGATAATTTTCTGTAAGTGCTAAATCAAGAACAGTCGTATCCATAACTGCTAAAGCCACAGATAAACCACTTGATTTAAGTTCTAAGGTATCTTCTATGTTTGAGATAGATAAAAGAGTTCCAACACCAGTATATGTTCCACCATTAATTATTAGGTCATAATCACCTGACCATAATCTTATAGTTTCTGTATCAAATTCAGCTTCAACTGCTAAAAATAAAACCTGATGGTCTGCTTCAAGGTGGCTTGTTATAGAACTATCAATCCCACCTCTATTAGACATTTAAACTACCTCAATGCATGAAAAAGATATGCCATAGTTAGAAATATTATCTGCGTCCCAGTCAACATCTTTTGTTGTTAATCTAAACAATCCTTTTGGAGTTGCAAATCTTACTAAATCATTTTCAGTTATGGCTGTTCTTAACTTAGGTTGTATTTTGACTCCATAAGTATCTTCACCTGATATCACATTTAATGTAGCATCTTCAGTCACCATAACGTATTGAACTGGATTAGCACCTGCTGTTGAGCTTGATGTTATTTGTAAATAATCACCTTTAAGTATTGTGCCTGTTGCACTGTTAGAACTAGATGATAAATTTATACCTGTTGCACCCTTTTGATTAGATTTTATAGTACAACCTGTTACATCTGCTTCAGTAACTAAACCACCTGATTCAGATTCTACTATTACTGTATAAGCATTAGTCTTTGTGGTTATTTTATGTGTGCCATTGTTTTCAGGATTAGATGAACCTGTGACCACAATAAAATCACCCACTAAAGCGTTAGCGAAAGGTGTTGTATCAGAAGGTGCAGTGATTGTTTGTGTTGCTGAAGAAAAATCTAATTCAATGCTTCCTTGATTAATTCTATCTTTAGCTTTTAAATCATTAGCATCATATGTGCCTTGATTCGTTAAAGCATCAGGGTCTGCAAATTTAAAATGATTTACTGGTCCATTAAGTTCTAAAAGAAAGGATTGCCAATTTTTAGCAACATTCCTACGCATGGGTGGTAGTGTTACAGTAGCTTCCCAAAATACACCATCATATTCTTGTGTCCTTACTTTACCTGTATAAGGTGAAGCGACGCTACCTACAGCACGTCTTAATACAAAATTACTCCTAACAAAATTAGGGGTGTTTGGCATTGTTACTATCTTAGCCACCTACTAAACTCCTTCTAAACGAACCACCACGCATTGCTGATTCTTGTACTGCTGCTTTTGTTACATCTGCTATTTGTGGCATCATCTTAGTAATCTCTGCTCTTACTGTTGATACAACACCAGTAGCAAAGTTAAGATTTTGATATATATTGATTGGTGTACCACCACCCATAGCGTTTCTACTATTCATATTATTCATAATATTTCCATTAGTATGTGGTACAAATATTTCAGGACCACGTTCACCAACTAACATAGGTTGTCCGCCATAAGCAGAACCACCACCTGCACTTGCTTTTGTTATACCTTTGCCCAATGTGTATGTATCAAAAGTACCTGCACCAAAAATACTATTTAAAATTTTATTAACTACAGCTAATTGCATAAATGTTGCTATTATTTGACTTACAACATTTTGTGCAAAACTTTTAAACGACTCCATTGCATTTTGACCTTCAAGTATGGCGTTTACAAAATCATTGGTAAATGATAAAGACATACTTTGTATTGCAGGTGCTAATGAATCAGAAAATGTTTGTGATACATCTTTACTTGTATCTTTTATTTGATTCATAGCTTCTTGTAGTTGTGGTAATGTAGTAATTCCCATTTGTGCAAAAGCCATTTCATTTTCTTTAAATATTTCAGCTAAATTTTGTGATGCAAAAGCTAATTCATCTTCATTGCCTTTTAGTTTATCAATTTCATTAGCTAAAAAGGTGTAGGCATTTCTTAACTCACCTTTTCTCATTAAATCTTGTTTATCTATTTCTTTTTTTTGTTCTGCTGTTTGGAATATGTCCTCATCAAAAAATATATCTGCTTGTTTTTCTAGTTCTGCATTTATATTTTGTATTACTTTTAATTCTTCTTTGTAAGTTTCAACCATTCTTGCAGCTTGGTCAGGATATTTAGCATCTGCCATGACTTGACCTGTGTTTGGGTCAATTTGTGCAGCAATAATATTTTTACTTAATCTAACTTTTTCAGCTTCTAGTCTTCTAATATTTTCCAAAGGGTCAGTACCCATTGTGATACCAACACCCTCACCTCTTGTTGCCGCTGATGCTGCTGTTATTGCATTAGCCATCTGTGTAAGTCTGTCTGCCATTCTACCTAGAAAATCACCTAAACCAGTTTTAAACAAATCGTCTGCAAGTTGTTTAAAAGCTATAGTCATATTAGAAGTTTTTGTAGATAAATTATCCATTTTGGCAGCCATAGCACCACCGAACTGTCTTTCTAATCCATTAACTAATGCATCTGTAATTAATTTTGCACCTTCAGCTGTTGCACCAAATTTTGCTATTTCATCTTTAGATAAACCTAATTCTTTATTTAAGATACCAAGAACATCAATACCTCTATCCATTATCATATTAAGTTCTTCTAATCCAAGACCACCTGAAGCTGACCTTTGTACAGTTCTAATTAATGCTTCAAAAACACCTAACTGGTCTACTGATGTTGATGCTGTATCTGCAAAAGTTTGAAGCATTCTATCGTTTGGCTCTATACCTGCTGATTTTAGTGCTATAAATGCTTTAGTAGCTGTTTCTATTTGAAAAGGTGTTTTTTGTGCAAAATCAAAAACTCTTTTCATCGCAACATCACCTGCATCCATACTTCCGAATACTTGGTCTAATGAATCTTTTAAATCTTCAAATTGTGAACCAATTTGTGCAACCTTACCAATAGCAACACCCATTGTTGCAAAAGCTGCCACAGATGCTATAGCACCTGCTTTAACTTTAGATAGTCCACCTGCCATACCACCAAAAGCAGCACCACCAGTAGCACCTGTAGTTTTTATCTTACCTTCTATTTGTTTTAATTCTTTTTTAAGCTGTTGTGTATCAGCTTTAATTTGAATTACAAGTTCGTCTATCTTAGCCATCAGGATATAACTCCATCATTTCTTCTAACCTATCTTTATTCATAGGTTCTTCTTCTTCTGTAGAACCATTAAATTGTTTAAAACCCTTTAATGCTAAATACATTTCACGAGGGGAT